GCCAAGCCCGCATCGATGATCCGCTGAATTGTCAGACCATCTGCAAGCCCTGCCACGACGTAAAGACCGAGGCAGAGCAGGGGAAGAAGAAGCGGCCGGTGGTGAAGATCGGTCTCGATGGCTGGCCCGTACCGGAGTAAAGACCGATGCACAGCCCCCATAAGAAAGAGGGGGAGGGCACTTCGAAACCGCAGGGAATCACGCAACAGGGGACCGCGCTCTCCCTTCGATTTAACGCTAACCCACGAAACGCGGACAAAATGACTGCACCGAAGACCAAGCGGACCAGGGCCGATTCTGCCGCCAGCGCCGTGAATGCGATGGTCGCAGCGGCGAAACCCGATATTGCGATTCCTGATTACGTGACTTTGACCGACTCAGCGATCCCGTTTTGGGCGGGCGTTGTGCGCGCACGCGCGAGGGACGAATGGATTGATGTCGATTTGGTGGTTGCCGCGCAGCTCGCGCAATGCCAAGCCGACATCGCGGAAGAGGACGCTTTGCTTCGCGCCGAGGGTCGCGTGATGAAGAACGACAAGGGTACGCAGATCATGAATCCACGCACGACCGTCATGGAGCAACTGGCGCGCCGCGAGATGGCCTTGATGCGCACGCTTCGGATGGGCGGACGAATTGCCGGCGACACGCGCGACGAGGCAGGCAAACGCAAGATCGAGCGGGAATCCCGCAAGCTCCGCGGCGAGCTTGAAGAGGAAGACGATGGCCTCCTCGCCACGTAAGGCGAAGGCGGTCAAAGCAGCAACGATAGATTCAGACGACAAGTATTGCCTCAAGAAGCCACTCACTCGTGGCGAGAAAGTCTGCGCCTTCGTTGAGCGCTACTGCCTCGCACCTGAAGGCGATCACATTGGCAAGCCGATCAAGCTTGAGCCGTTCCAGCGCAAATTCATCCTTGAGATTTACGACAATCCCGTTGGTACGCACAGCGCGTACCTCTCGATTGCGAGGAAGAACGGCAAGACGGCGCTGATTGCAGCGATTCTGCTGGCGCACCTGGTCGGGCCGGAGGCGGTCCAGAACTCACAGATCGTCAGCGGCGCCCAGTCGAAAGAGCAGGCGGCGGTGGTGTTCGAGTTGGCGCGCAAGATGATCGAGATGTCGCCGATCCTCTCGAAGTTGGTTCGCATCCAGCCGAGCGGTAAGCGATTGATCGGGTTGGCGCGCAACGTCCTGTACCGCGCACTGTCGGCCGAGGGGAAGACGGCTCACGGGCTATCGCCGATCCTCGCGATTCTTGACGAGGTGGGGCAGATCGTCGGGCCGACTGACAAGTTCGTATCGGCCATTACTTCGGCACAGGGCGCGTACAGCAACCCGCTTCTGATCGCCATCAGCACCCAAGCGCCGACGGACGCCGACTTGTTCTCGACCTGGATCGACGCGCAGCAGAACGCGCCGGATCCGCGCGTCGTGTGCCACGTGTACGCGGCGCCCGACGACTGCAAGCTGGACGACCCGAAGGCCTGGGCGGCCGCCAATCCCGCCCTCGGGATCTTCCGATCGCTGGCCGACGTCGCGAAGCAGTGCAAACAGGCGATCGACATGCCGGCGAACGAGCCGGAATTTAGAAATTTGATCCTGAATCAGCGGGTCGAGGCGGTGTCGCCATTCGTACCGCGGTCAATTTGGGAGGCGAACAACGGCGCACCAGGCGACGCGAAAGGCCTGAAAGTGTGGGCCGGCCTCGACCTATCGAGCGTCAACGACCTTACCGCGCTCGAGGGGGTGGACGAATCGGGCGGCGTGCACTCGGCCTTCTGGCTGCCGGCGAACGGATTGGCCGAAAAGTCGCGCAAAGACAAGGTGCCGTACGACCTCTGGGCAAAGCAGGGGTGGTTAAACACAACGCCCGGCAGCGCGATCGAGTACGAGTTCGTCGCCGAATACCTTCGCGGGTTCTTCGACCGGCACGACGTCCAGGCACTGGGCTTCGACCGCTACAACATGAAATTTCTGAAGCCGTGGCTGATCAAGGCTGGCTTCACCGATGCCGAGCTGGAGAAGTTCATCGACTTTGGGCAGGGCACGGCCAGCATGACGCCGGCCCTGCGCGAGCTCGAGGTGAAGTTGCTCAACAAATCGTTGCGGCACGGCGGCCACCCGATCCTGAACATGTGCTCCGCGAACGCCAAGGTTATCGGCGACAGCGGCGCCCGGAAGTTTGACAAGGCCCGCACGCGCGGGCGCATCGACGGCATGGTCGCCCTGGCGATGGCCGTCGGTGTGATGCCGACGGCTGCTGCAGAAGACAAGGGAAGCATTGATGATTATCTGGCGGACGAGGTAAGCGAGTGAGCGAAAAAACGAAGGCCGGCAGCTGGTCGCTGAAGTCCGTATTCTTCTCGATCCGCGACGCCATGGCCTATCGTGAAGCCACGCGCGACCCCGGCAATCGCGACATCACGCGCAACGATTCCCCCGGCATTGTCAGCATTGACGCTGCGCTGCAGCTGTCAACGGTGTGGGCCTGCATTCGCCTGATCGCCGAGACGATCTCCACGCTACCGCTGCTGGTGTACGAGCGAGACGGCGAGGCGCGCAAAATCGCGCGCGACCACCCATTATTCGCTTTGCTCCACGACTCGCCGAACGCCGACATGACGGCGGTCGAGTTCTGGGAGGCGGTGGTATCGCAGCTTTGCCTGTGGGGCAACGCGTACTGCCTCAAATCCTTCGGCGCCGCAGGGCGCCTGGTCGCGCTGGACCCGCTCAACCCCGCCTTGATGACCGTTCGCCGCACGCTGGACGGCGCGATCACCTTCGTCTACGCCGATCCGCGCGGTCGGCGCGAGTACAGCGAAGCCGAGATCTGGCACGTGAAGGGCTTCGGCACCGACGGCTTGATGGGGCAATCTCCGATCAGCATAGGGTGGCGCTCGATCCGCGGCGCCCGCGCGGCCGAGGTGGCGGCGTCCGATCTGTACACGAACAACATGCGCCCGGCGGCTATTGTCTCCGTCAAAGAGTTTCTGGATAAGGATCAGCGCGCCCGAATGAAGGATAAGGTCATGGGCGCCGTATTTGGCAACGCCCAGACCGGCCAGCTGCAGCTGCTTGAAGGCGGCGCCGAGTACGAGCAGCTGACCATGAACCCGGTCGACGCCCAGATGCTCGAGTCGCGCACCTTCAGCGTCGAGGATCTGTGTCGGTGGTTCGGCATGCCGCCGTCCATGATCGGCCACGGTACGGCCGTTTCTAACTGGGGCACGGGTCTTGAGCAAAAAAATCTGCACCTGATCCAGTACGTTTTGCGCCCCTATCTGGTGCGCATCGAGCAGGGCGTGCGCAAGTCGCTACTCAAGCCGGCCGAGCGAACCCGGTTCTTCGCTGAGTACAGCATGGAAGGCCTGCTGCGCGGCGATAGCGCAGCGCGCGCGGCGTTCTACTCGTCGATGACGCAAAACGGCCTGATGACCCGCAACGAGGCCCGCTCGCTGGAGAACTGGCCACGCAAGGACGGCGGAGACGAGTTGACCGTCCAAAGCAACCTCATCCCCCTTTCCCTTTTGGGCAAAGTCACAAATTCTGCGCAGGCGGCCAAGTCGGCCGTGCTGACGTGGCTCGGAATCAAGGAAGAAAACGATGGATTACCTGACTAAATCGATCGAACTCGACATCAAGAGCCTGTCCGACAAGGGCAAGTTCTCCGGCTACGGCTCGGTGTTCAACGTCGTCGATAAGGGCGGCGATATCGTCGCCCCGGGCGCCTTCGCGGAGAGCCTTGAGAAGTGGAAGAAGTCCGGCCGCATGGTGCCGATGTTGTGGCAGCACCAGACAGATCAGCCTATCGGCGGCTGGCCGACGCTGAAAGAAGACGACCACGGGCTGTTTGGTGAAGACGCCGAATTGTGGATGGATGATGCGCCCTACGCGCGCCTCGCCTACAAGGGCATGAGCACCAAGACGATCACCGGGCTGTCAATCGGCTACCGCGTCAAGGACTACAGCGTCAACAAGGACACCGGCATCTACACGCTGCAGAAACTCGACCTGGTCGAAATTAGCGTCGTGACGAACCCGATGAACGACGACGCCCGAGTGGCTGACGTCAAGTGCATGTTGGAGGCCGGCCGACTGCCGACCCTCCCAGAATTTGAAAAGTTCCTGCGCGAGGCAGGCTTCTCTAAATCGCAGGCCGCAGCAGTCGCGAACGGCGGCCTGCCGAAGCTTTCCCGGGGTGAGCCCGGTGGCGAAAAAAGCGACGAAATTCTTCGGTTGTTCAACGAATTTACCCTCACCCCATAAGGAAACATCATGCAAAAGAGCACTCTCACGAAGTATTTCAAGCCGGCTTTCATGCTGGCGGTCTGCCTGGCTGCAGGTATCGCGCAAGCCACAGGCGTCGACGTCCAGGCATTCGCGCTGGCTCACCCCGGCGTTGCGAGTCTGGCGCTCGTTAGCCTGATCGGCGAGACCGAAATCAAAGGCCTCGAGGCCGCGCTGGCGAAGATCAACGACCAAGTCAAAGACCACGGCGAGAAAGCCCTGGCCGAAGCCAAACGGGGGATCGACATGTCCACGTCGGTGAAAACGACCGTCGACGAGCTGCTGGTGAAGCAGGGCGAGCTGGTCGCGCAAGTCACGGAGCTCGAACAAAAAGCGGCTCGCCGTGGCACCGAAGACGGCGGCGCGCAGCTCAAATCGATGGGCTACCAGCTGATCGAGAACGAAGACTTCAAGAAGTCGGTCGGTGCGCTGCAGGAAGGTAAAGGCGGCAAGCTCGCAATCGGCGTGAAGGCGATCACCAGCGCGAGCAACAGCGCCGGACAGGGCGTTAATCCGCAAGTCCTGCCTGGCGTGCTCACCATGCCGGCCCGTCGTCTTACCATTCGCGATCTCGTGGCACCTGGCCGCACCGCCAGCAATCTGGTTCGCTACCTCAAAGAAACCGGCTTCACGAACAATGCGGCGCCAACGGGTGAGGGCACGCGAAAGCCAGAATCGACCATTACGTACGCATTGACCGATGCGTCGGTAAAGAAGATCGCCCACTTCATCAAGGCATCGTCCGAGATTTTGGAAGACTTCCCGGCGCTGCAGTCGCAGATCGATGGACGCCTGACCTACGGCCTGGACTTCAGCGAAGAAGGCCAACTGCTCAAGGGCTCTGGCTCCGGCAACAACCTGAACGGCATCTACACGCAGGCAACTGCCTACAGCGCCCCGCTGGTCATTGCCGGAGCCACGCGCATCGACACGCTTCGCCTGATGCTGCTGCAGGCCGAGCTGGCCGAGTATCCATCGGACGGTATCGTACTGAACCCGATCGACTGGGCTGGCATCGAGCTGATCAAGGACGACAACGCCCGGTACATCATTGGCAACCCACAGGGCACCCTGTCGCCAATGCTGTGGTCCCGCCCTGTGGTGGCAACCCAGGCCATGACCGTCGACACCGCGCTTGTCGGCGCTTTCAAGCTGGCCGCGCAGATCTTCGACCGTTCGGATGCAGGCATCGTCATCTCGACGGAAAACGAAGACGACTTCGTCAACAACCTGGTGACGATCTTGATCGAGCGCCGCCTGGCGTTCGCGGTCTACCGTCCGGAAGCGTTCATCAAGAACACCAACTTCGACGGCGTCGCTTAACCAGAAGGGCGGCGCTTCGGCGCCGTCTCTTTGAGAGGAGAACAGCATGCTGATCAAAGTAAATGCACTCGAAAGCTTCATGCACGGCCGCTCGAACTTTGTCCGT